TGTTACCGTTACGAAGTCATCCAAAGAGGACTGAAACAACGTAGCTAAGTCAGCAGCCGTAGAAGCTCCTTGTAAGTCAATTTCATCAAACTGCTTAACACCGCTTGAAGAATGAACTTGTAAACCAGCTGAATCCAGAGCTACGATAGCTGCTAAATTACTTGTTAAGTCGATTGTGTTACAACCTCCAGAAGTTGCAGGTGTTGTAGTCATAATCAAAGGCACTGCAATTAATTGACCACCACCTGAAAGCATATTAGGATTTTGTGCAAACATATTCGCAGCCATTCTATAAGCTCTTGAGTCTGTTCCGTAGTCTTTTTGAACATTGCCAGCACTTTTATAAATCTGATAATCCTCAGCAAAAGTGTGGTCTTCATGTGTAAATAAAGCAACATTATTGACATTAGGTTCCCCTATGCCAAGTGGCGTGGATGTAACTGTTACATTCACAACGTTGCTGATTGATAGAATATTATCACTCATGGTTCTTCTCCAAAATCATAGTCGAATTCTAAAATGCCATCTATTTCATTAATAGTTTTTTCGTCATCTGCTCGTATATTAAATTTATCATAATAGTCAGGAATAATCTTACTTTTATATTTCCATGTGAAAGCTGTAAATATTAAAGCAAACCTATTCAAATTAGATTCGCCTTCAACTTCACTGACATTATTGAAACCAGTTATATTTTTATTTATTTTAAATTGATATTTCTCTTGCTGTTGCTGAGAGTAAATACTTTCAAGAGCTAAAATCACTTCATGACTTTTTGTTCTAGCTTCTATATTTGCCGACATGACATCAACTTGCATTGTCTGCAAAGAAGAAAAGTATTGTCTTTCTATAGGTGGTGTAACTGAAATATCTAGCTTAGAACTATTTGCAACTGGTTGTACGTTTGTAGTCTGTACTGATATTTGCACCTTATCTGTAGTTCCAAGCATTGCATTAGAAAAACCAATAACAAAAACAGGAACCTCATTCCCTTCATCATTTAAGCCATAAGTTAATGGTAAATCCAACTCATGGCTAAGAATATCTATTATGATTTTTTCTATTTCTTTGATCATTTGTATTTTTCCACTACATGATATTCAACATAGCCATTCAAATCATATGGAGTTTTCTCCATTATTTTGAATCTCTTTCCTTGCCACTGTATTATATCATTTACATCCATATTATTGGGAGAATCTAAGCAGTGTATTTGCCACCATCCCCATACTCGACTACCTTCTGGTTTTAGTTCTAGCTGTCTACCCTGCAAAGGTTGAATTGAACCAAAAAAAGGATATGTTGTTTCTGTCTTTTGGACGTCACCCTCAACCATTGTTTGAGTAACTTTCACCAATGTCAAACTATCTTGAAATAATGCTATGGAATTCTGTCCAATTTTCGGCATGTTTGAAATATTTGAATATTTTCTAGCCATATTATTTCCTTGTTACAGCTGAGGTGATACTTTGCCTAAATTCACCGGTGTCTATTAATGGAGTCGCTGAACCTTTTGCATCTATTGTAACTGGAGAATTTGCAGCCCATTCACCAAAACCACTAGAGTCAAATCCCTCTTGTATTGCGGACTCACAAGCAATCCCTAAGATTTGAAATACCTTTTCACCGTCTTCTTTTTCAAACGCTTGCTCTATAGATCGCTTTTGATTAGAAACAGCTTTTAAAATCATTTTGCTCTTTTGAATAATTGGCAATCTTAACCAAGAACGAGCAGGAATTTTAGGTTCTTTTGTTACTCTTCCAAATTCCATTACCAAACCTATTCCTGCATTGTCTATTTCACCGGGTCTAGAACTGGAGGAACCAAGAACACCAACATTAGTCACATAAGGACCACTAAGAACCCAAGCAAGCTTCTTCATCATTTTGTCAAATTCTTCTTGAAGCTCACTTTCGTCTTTGACTTCGGTGATTTGTGTCATGGTATAGTTGCCCCCGCAACCGCACGAACGTTCCCAACTATTTTAGGTGCAACAAAGCCCAAATAGATAAGTCCATAAGCTGTGGTTGTAAATGGGAACAACATAATATTAGAAGTCCAAGCATCTGGGACTTGGTAACTCTCTGAAACAGAACCAACAGAAACACTAGTCACTTGACCTTTTAATTGCCCCATCAAGCCGCCTGATGTAATTCTCTTATCAAGGCAGAGATAGTGAGCAGTCAAATAAAGATATTGCTGTCTAGCTTCGTTTTCTGTTGCAGCGAGGTCGGGATTCCACACGCAATCAGCTTCTGCCATAGCCCTATCAATATCATTGTCTGAGACATAGTTTTCTATACTATCTTCATAGAGTTGCCATGATGACGGGTCAGTAGATGGTTCTATTCCAGAAAAAGTTGCCATTGCTTTATAAAAAAGACTGTCACCCGCATAATAAACCTGATTTCCAGCAAAATAAGTTGTTGTTGCATCCCAAGTTATATCTGAAAGGTAAACAAAATCATTAGGAAACTTATCTTTAAAGTCTTGAATAGTGTACGGATGATCAGCCATTTGTTACCCCTCAAAAGCTTCTAGTTTCTTTTTCTTCTTACTTTTCTTCTTAGGCTTCACTTCTTCATGAATTTCTTTCTTAACGGAAATCTCTTCCACGAAAGCATAGAATTTCAGTATCTTTAGAGCTTCTTTTTCGTCCTTAACTATCATTTGCTTCATAGGAGCGAGAAACTTGGTCTCGCCCCCATCAACCAACATAATTGAAGACGTACCTTTATTGAATAAAAGCATGTCTTCTCCTATTAGTAATCGAAGTAAAGCATCTCAGCGGGTCTGTAAGCCTTACAACCAGTGAAACCACCATAAGCAACAGAACTATAATCAAATCCTGAAACTGTATCGGTAATGGTTTGGGTATAGTCTACAGGTACATCCATTCTTAAAGATTGACGGTCACTACGGATGTAAAGGATATATCTGTTAAGACCAGAACCACCACCAAGGAACTCAGCATTTTTTGCAGCTTGAGCATATGCTAGTGGAACTACTTCAAAGCTTGGATTCATCGTTGCCAATTTACCAGCTTCGGAAAGTCTTTCTAGTCTTGATTTAAGTGGATAAGTTTCATCAACAGAAGAAACAAGACCAAGATAATCGTCCGTAGGAATTACAAATGTATCTGGCATTGCTGTACTGTCAGAATTTACATTGTATGCACCGAATAGACCTGCTAATAAAGCTTGGAATTCAGAAGCATTCATGTCAGAAATTTTCTTAGTGATAAGAGCAGTGTTGCTTGTAACGTCTGACTGAGTAAGTAGACCGTCAACACCGGGTTGATCTAAACCTAAGAAAGCAATTTTTTGAATACCTAATTGCCAAGACTTGAATCTTGCTTCTTCTTTAGCTTCAATTAGTGACCAGTTGCCACTACGTGTTGCTTGGTTAAGCTCAACAAGGTTATAAGTAATAGCTCTTTTCCAATACTTGACCGGTACTTTTAGAGCTTCGATTGCTGTTTCTGACATTGAGTCTCTAGCTGCATTGGAAGAACCTGCTGCAATTAAGCCACTTTCAAATGGATCTGAAACTGAACCACTTTTATAAGTTAGTAATTCATCAGCCCATGCACCTTCACCAACAACAACTGGCATGAAAGAACTTGGAGCAACTTCATAGAATTTTTGCTTAACAACTTCTGCCTTAATTTCAGTAAGTGTATCAATATCAACTTTGAAACCAGAAGCGTTAGCGATTTTGTTTACATCGTTTTGTAGTCTTGAAACTGCATTTTCAATTAAAAGACCTTTAGGAGCTTGTCTATACATTATTCATTTTCCTTTATGCTTTAAGAGCTATCTTAATTAAAACAGGGATAAGATCACCATCACCTGCTGCTTTACCAAGTGCATCACCAACTACAGTATTAGTTGCAGTCTGTGGAGCTACTTTTCCAGTTGCTGGGTCATATTCAACTTCAATTCCTGAAGTGATAGCAGCACTAGCTTCCATCATCATACAGCAGTAATCAAGGGCTACTCTAACCATGTCTCCTGCTACATATTCATTTCCTTTGACTGAATAAGGAACGCAGCCAAGAAACTTATCATCAGCAGCGGCTTTCTTAACTTTAATTACAGAACCAGCAGCATCTACGATAACTACTGCATCACCCGGAACTAGTGTACCAGCTTCTGAAGCATCTACTTGACAGTCAACTAAGTTAACATTTGGAAATAACGTCAGAGTCCCCTTTAACGGGTGAATACCAAATTGGTTTGAAACGATTGCCATTTTTTTTCCCTCAAAAAATAATTAATATTTAAGTTTACCTAGTTCAATACGATCTTGGTCTGTTAATGTTTTTGGACTTTCGTATTTTGTATTGATTAGATTCATTGTAGCAGCAAAATTGCCTTCATTCATCAAAGCTTGCAAACTATTTTCTAAATCAACTTCGTCGTCGTCTTCGTTTTCAGTGTCTTCTTCTTCTTCTTCTTCTTCTTCTTCGTTTTCAACGTCGTCGTCTTCGTCGTCTTCAT